AGTAACAATAATAAACACCGCAACGCTTCAAGAAGTTGATGTAACAATTTCACAAAGCGGTAACGTAATAACATTCGACAGCGGAGAAATAACTTTTGACACAACATTAATATCTTGGGATAATGGCTAAACAGACAATTGAATTAGGAGTAACAGCAAACGACAACACGGGCGACAGATTGCGTTCAGGAGGGCAAAAGGTAAATGATAACTTTACAGAGGTTTATAACGCTATTGCATATGCTGATAACGCTACAACTATCGCATTGAGTAACGCTACTTTAAATGCAACATATCCTTCGGTTGTCGTGGGTTATAAAGTTTATGCACTTGCGATAATTGCGGGTTCTTTAATTTATTTAAAAACAACAACGGGATGGGTTTCAGTTCCTGCAACAATAGTATTATGATAGCGGAAATAATTAAGTTATTACAAAGCCATGATTTTAATGGAGCGGGTGAATATACCGAAATTGCAAAGGGGAAAAATGAAATAGGGGAAACTTTAAAAAAAATTAAGCGCAAATGGCTATCGAGAAACAAATAAATATAGTAGTTAAAGAAACGGGTATTGATAGCGTCAATAAAAAAGTTAGCCAATTAGATACTTCTTTAGAGGGATTGCAAACAACTCAAAAAGGGGTTGCTAAATCTATGGGCGAAAGTTCTAATTCAATCCTAGAAAACGGGGGCGCAATGGGATTGTTAAACGATGCTACTGGTGGTTTAGCTATGACCGTTAAAGATGCAGTTGAGGCAACAGCTTTATTTGCTAAAAATTCCAAAATAGCAGCGATGGGACAAGCGTTGTATGCTACTGTTGTAGGTACTTCAACGGGTGCGATGAAGTTATTTAGACTTGCTTTAATCTCAACGGGCATTGGTGCAATCGTTGTCGGTTTAGGTTTATTAATTGCAAACTTCGATAAGGTTCAAAAATATGTACAAGTTGCCATTGATAAGTTTAACGGAATGGGTCAGGGTGCTAAACTTTTAATATCCCTAATGTTTCCAATCGTTGGAGTTATTAGGCTTATCGTTGCAGGTTTAGAAAAGATGGGAGTTATTGACGATGCCGTTACTGCAAAAGCTAAAAAGAATGCTGAAGCAAGAATTAAATATTTAGACAATCAAAAAACCAAAATAACTGAAAGTTATGATAGTGAAATAAGACTTGCAAAAGCAGCGGAAAAAGATACGGTTGCTTTAGAAGAAGCTAAAAGAAAAGCAATTTTAAAAACTCTTTACGCATTAAATGAAGCCGAAAGAGCAAGGATAAAAAGCGGAGAAGCTACTGAAGATGACGTTAAGAAATGGAATGAAAGACAAAAAGAAATTAACAAGATTATTGAGGATGGCAAAGTTGCTGAAATAGAAGCGGAAACAGAAAGAAGAAATAAAAGAAAAGAAGCAGCTGATAAAATTAAAGAAGAAAATAAAGTAGCGTCACAAAAAAGAAAGGATGAGAAAGCTAAATTAATTGAAGAAGAAATACAAAAAGTAAAGGATTTAGCAAAAGCTAAAGCAGATGCCGAAATGCAAAGCGCAAAAGATGCACTGGCTATTCAAAATGATTTATTACAATCTCAAGAAACACCCGCACAAAAAGAAGAACGAGAATATCAAGACCGAAAAGAAGTTTTAGAAAAAAATCATTTGTCGACTGAGTTATTAGAAACAGACCATAAAGCAAAGCTAAAAAAAATAGATGAGGATTATTGGAGTGCTGAAGCCGATGCGTCAATAGCCAGAACAGCAAAAGAAAAAAAAGATACTGATGACAAAAAAGCATTAGAGCAATCTCTTGGAGATGCGAAAGTAAATATCGCAATGCAAACAATGGATTTAATATCTGAAATTGCGGGTAAAGGTTCAAAAGTTGGTAAAGCATTAGCGATAGCACAAGCGACAATTAACGGAATACAAGGTGTTCAAAATGCATTTACAACAGCAAGTGCGTCACCTATTACAACTTTATTTCCTGCGTACCCATTTATTCAGGCGGGTTTGGCGGGTGCGTTTTCATTATTGCAAATTAAGAAAATTGCTTCAACAGATCCAAGCGGAAAAAGCGGGGGTGGTGGCGGTGCATCAAGTGGTGGCGGTTCAGCACCAACAGCACCAAGTTTCAATTTAGTTGCAGGAACGGGAAGTAATCAAATAGCGGAAGGAATAGCAGGGCAAAGACAACCTTTACAAGCCTATGTTGTTTCGGGTGCAGTAACCAACGCTCAACAAATGCAAAGAAATATAGTAGAGGGTGCAAGTTTGTAACAAAATAACAAAAAAATAGTTCTACAAATATGAAAACATACCAAGCGACATATAACCCAAAACTAAACGGAGGCGTTTATGCTATCTCTTTAGTTGAAAGCCCTGCAATGGAGGGTTTATTTATTGCGCTTTCAAAGCAAGAAGAAATACAACTTAAAGAAGTTGAACAACGTATCTTGATGGGTTTAGTTTTAGAGCCTAACAAACCAATATACAGAAATCAAAACGGTGAGGAATTTAATATAGTTTTCAATGAAGAAACTATAAAAGAACTTTCACACGGATTTTTTAAAGCGGGTAGTCAAAGTAATTCGACTATTGAACATGAGGCAAAAAATAAAATTGAAGGTGTAACATTTGTTGAAAGTTGGATTGTTGAAAATCCTGAGATTGATAAAAGTACAAACTTCGGATTTAAATATCCTAAAGGTAGTTGGATTGCAACTATGAAAGTTGATAGTGATGAAGTTTGGAATGATTATGTAAAGACTGGAAAAGTACAAGGGTTTTCAATCGATGCAATGATTAGTTTAGAAGAAGTAAATTTTAAAAGTGAATTAAATATGAGTGAACAAGCAAAAACAAATTCTTTGTTAGAAAGAATTTTACTAGCGTTCCAAACTAAAGCAGAAATTAAATTAGGTAGTATAAAAACTGCTAATGGTGAAATCACAATCGAATACGATGGTGAGGCTTTAATGGTTGGTCAAAGCGCATTTATTATGGCTGAGGATGGTACAAAAGTTCCCGTGCCAGTTGGTGAACATCCTTTAGAAGACGGAACGGTTTTAATCGTTACTGAAGAAGGTGTTGTTGCTGAAGTTAGACAAATGGAAGAGGAAGTTGAAGACGAAGTTCCCGCTCCAGTTGTTGAGGCAGCAGGTGAAGAAGGTAAGGTTACACAAGACGAAAAAATCGCAAGTGAAATCGAAAGCGCAATCAAATCTATTTTGATTAAATACACCGAGCAAGAAGCTAAAATTTTAGCATTAAGCGCACAAGTTATTGAATTAGGAAAAGAGCCAATTTCAAAAGGAATTAAACAACCTTTAGTAAATGTAGATTTGGCTACAATGACAAAACAAGAAAGAATATTGTATAACCTTAGAAACAACTAAAAAATGAGCACAAGAGGAACAACATTAAGCGGAGCAGAATTTCAATTGTTAAGAACAGAAACTATTGCACTTGCAAAAACATTAGGTACTGGGGATAGTTCAAAAGTATTTACACTTTCGGCAGCAGCAGGAAAAGTAATAACATTGCCTTCGGTGGCGGTTGATGGCTTTACGGCTAAATTTGTAGTAGGGGCAGTTTTCGCAACTACCAACTTCACAATCGTAGCACCAACAAACGTTATACAAGGTGGTGCAATTGTTAATTCAGTATTTGTTCCAGCATCAAATGAAAACACAATTTCATTCGTAGCAAGTGCTGAAACAATCGGGGATTATATCAACATCGTTTCAGACGGAACAAATTACTATGTTGAAGGAGCGGGAGCATTAGCAGGTTCAATAACATTTACAGCAGTTTAACAAAAAATAATAAATAAATAAAAATGGCAACAGTAACAAATGTAAGCTCAAACTACGCAGGGAAAGAGGCGGGAGCAATAATTGGAAAGACTTTCAAAGAAGCAGACACACTCAGATTAGGTGTTGTAACTTTAGCACCGAATGTAGGGTATGCTTTGAACTTGAGAAGAGTTCGTTACACAGACGGAACAACAGCTTATTCTTGTGGTTTCAATCCAGAAGGAACGATCACTCTAAACGAAAGAGTTTTATCTCCGGTTAAATTGAAAAATGATTTTCAAGTTTGTAAAGAAGATTTCAGAGCAACATGGTCACAAGAAACTATGGGAGCAAGTGCTGCAAATCCAAATGCACCAGCTGACATTATGGAAGCTATCCAAGTGGAAATGTTAGGTCAAACTGCTGAGGATATCGATTATAAAATTTGGCAGGGTGACAGCGCAAATGCTGACGAGTGGGATGGTTTCTTGAAATTGTTTTTAGCCGATGCTGCGGTTATTGATATTGATATCGATGCGGTTACTGAGGCAAACGTTGAGGCTCAATTGAAACTTGCTTTAGCAGGTATTCCAATAGCATTAAGACGTAAAGAAGTTAAAGTAAATGTATCGCCTGACGTATTCCAAGCGTATTGGTTCTTCTTAGTTTCTAAAGGAATTGCTAACGGTTTAGGTGGTGACGAAAAAACAGTTCGTTTTGGTAAATACTTAATCGTTGAGAATAACGGTTTACCTGCTAACACTATCGTAATTGCAGAGCCTAAAAACTTGATTTTCGGAACAGGTTTAGAAGCTGACTTCAATCAAATCTCTTTAGTTGATGAAGACGAAGTTGGTTTATTGACAGGACAAATCAGAGGTAAAATGGTTTACTCTGGTGGGGTTCAATATTACAACTCAGAGGATATTGTTTGGGCTAGACCTATTGCATAATTGAAACAAGTAACAAAGGCGGTTTAGTTACCGCCTTTATTTTAAAAAATAAGATATGGCTTGTGATTTAACAGCTGGGCGTTTAAGAGCGTGTAAGCAAAATATTGGGGGTTTAGGAAAACTATACCTTTTTAATTTTTTAGAAAATCCTTTTACAGTAGCGGCAGGTGTTGCAACAGCAATCAACCCATTACTTACAGAGGCTTTCGAATTTGAGATTGAAGGTGACGGTAATAATGTTTCAGAAAGTTTTGTTTCTGACAGAAATACGGGTACTTCTTTAAATACTCAAACAATGACTATAATGTTGAAAAAGATTGACGCTACAACATCGGCTCAATTAAATCTTTTAACATACGGTTTCCCAATGGCAGTAGTGAAAGACCGAAACGGAATTTTCCACGCTATTGGTATTGATGACGGTATTGATTTTACAGTTGTTCAGGCTACGGGCGGAGCAAAAGGAGAAATGAATGGATACACTTTAACGGGTGTTTCTACAACAGGTGCTTTATCTCCTAAATTAGACAGCACAACAGCAACAGCATTCGAAGCATTGGTTTAGTTTTTTTGATTAGTTTTAAAACCCTATTTGTCACAAAATAGGGTTTTTTTAGTTATATAGATATGAACGTAGTAATCCCATCAAATACAACCCATACTTTAAAGTTAATCCCTCGATTATATCCAAGCGATGAATTGGTATTATCTTTATTTAATGAGGCGACACAACTATCGGAAACGGTTGAAAACACATATTTAGTTGCCGATGGTAATTTGTTTTTAGAGTTTGATTTTACTTTTATTGAAAATTCAAAGTATCAAATTAAAATTACTGAAAATACAGAGGTTATTTACAGAGGGAAACTAATTGCTACATCGCAAGTTCCGCAAGATTACAAGCTAACAAATAACGTATATTATTCATAATGGCACAAGATATTAGACTAATACAATTAAACAATTACATACGCCCGAAAGTAGAAGAAAACAAATCTAAAAATTGGGTATTGAATGGGAAACACAATTCATTTTATCATTACATGATACAACGATATAATGGAAGTACTACTCATTCAGCAATTGTAAATTCATACATTGATATGATTTACGGCAAAGGTATTGGAGCGAGAAACGCTTTTACAAATACTGCTGATTGGTTACGTTTTAAAGTAATTATGAAAGATGAAGATGTTAGACGTATTGTTTCTGACTTTGTAATGTTTAATGAGTTTTCGGCACAAGTGATAAAAGCCAAAAATAAAATAGATTTGGGAGCTATAAAGCACACACCAAAAGAACGTATTGCACCTTCAATTGAGAATGAAGAAGAAGAGATTGAAACTTATTTTTACTCACGGGATTGGAGTAGTAATAAATATACTCCTTTACCTTTTCCTGCTTTTGGAACTTCAAAAGATGAAATTGAAATCTACAACGGGATGCCGTATAAAGCGGGTAAAACTTATTTTAGTGATCCTGATTATTTGGCGGGTATTCCATACATGGAAATGGAAGAGGAAATCTCAAACTATTATATCAACCATATTAAAAACGGTTTGTCTTTTGGGTATATTATTAATATTCCTGACGGTAATTCTTTGAGTGAAGAAGAAAAAGACGATTTAGAATATAAGATAAAAGCAAAATTAACGGGTTCAAGTAATGCGGGTAAATTTGTTTTATCATTTAATGGTAGGGATGCAGAAATAACCGTAACACCTTTGACCGTAAACGATGCTCATAAACAATGGGAATATTTAACAAGCGAAAGCCGTCAGCAGATTATGACTTCGCACCGTGTAGTTTCACCTATCCTATTTGGTATTAAAGATAATACGGGGTTTGGCAATAATGCGGATGAATTAACAACGGCAAGGGAGCAATTGATTAAATACGTTATTGAGCCAAAACAACGCTTTATAATCGACGGTATCAAACAAATACTTGAGCATTACGATATTAATTTGGATTTGTATTTCAAACCTTTGCAAGAAGTAGTTGTTGTTTTATCAGAGGGAAAAAAAAAGACTGAATTAGATTTGTTTATTGATTTAGGTGAAATTGAAGATTTAGATAATTACGATTTGATTGAATGCAAACCCGTTAATTATGAAGAAGAAGATAAAATACAATTAGCAAGTACTGGAAGTGCGAACCCGCTAAATAAGTCAAGATATGATTTGTTTGATACTATCACAAGGTATCGTTATGCAGGGAGTATGTTAGGTGAAAGAGATTTTTGTTCTAAAATGGTAGGTGCAAAAAAGATATATCGCATTGAAGATATTGAAGCAATGAATGATAAACCCGTTAATGCTGGTTTTGGTCCAGAGGGGGCAAGTACTTACAACATATTTAAATATAAAGGGGGGGTAAATTGCCATCATTATTGGGAAAAATTAACATACAAGCGTAAAAATGAAACTGTAAAGGTCGATGTTAAGTCACCGATTGCAATTGATAAAAGTAACCAACAACCCGCAAAGGGATTGGCAGGAGTTGAACCGATTAATATGCCGAACAGAGGCGCATTAAATTAATAAAAAAGTATGGAGTTTTTATTTATTACACCGCAAGAAATGGCATCGACTACCGTATTAGGTGGGAATGTTGATGTAGATAAGTATATTTTTTGTATCGCAAACGTTCAATTAATGACTATTGAGCCGTTATTGGGTACTGAGTTATACAATAAAATAGCGGATGAAGCGGAGGCGGAAACGTTATCAGGCTTGTATTTGGAATTATACACACGTTTTGTCAAACCAATTACAAAACACAAGTCAATGGCTGAGTATATCGAAATCGGGCAGTACATGGTTGACAATGGCGGTATCTATAAACACACGGCAGACAATGCGGAAATCGTAACTAAAGATGAAGTTTTGTTTTTATCGAATAAATACAACGCATTCGCACAAGGGTTAATCATTCGCTTTAATAAATGGATTTGTAATAATTCAATCCCTGAGTTTAAAACGTACCAAGATGAGGTTAATGCAAATTTAAATATTAAGGTAACGGCAGGTTGGAAATTAAACGGTAACCGATATAATGACAGACCATGGTACTTGCAGTAAATAGCGGATATAATAGAAAATGCAAAAATAATTTAGGAGGGATTGAGGAAATTTATCTTTTCCCTTTTGTAAATTATTCACGTTCTCAAATAGTAACAAGTGCAAACATATTAACGAGTTTTCCATTAACCACTATTTATAAATTCTATTCTAATGGTTTGCAAAATGCAAACGAAAGTCAAGAAACGGAAGCGGGGGGAAAGTTTTATAATCAAACTATCGCTTTAGAATTGCAAGGGGCAAATGATAGTCAAAATATTTCAAAGTTATTAAACAAAGATTATCGTTTAATATTTAAAGATAGAAACGGATTGTATAGAATTTTTGGACTTTATAAAGGTTTAGAGGCAGGAACTTTGAATTATGGAACGGGAGGTTCAAAAAGTGATTTTAACGGCTTTAAAATTGATTTTAGCGGGAAAGAAGAATTGCAAAGTTTCTTTATAACCGATTTAGAAGGAGCGGGTTTTTTTAATGCCGATTTTGATTATAGAATTACGGAAGCG